CCCGCCACACCGTTAAACTTGTGTGAAGTATCCTTACCTAGGATTGCGGCACAGTACTCACTGTGAAGATGACCATCCAGTCAGGGTTCAGTCTTAACGTAACTTGACGGATTGACTACAATCATAAACGAAAGAGAGTATTGGATACCGGAGAACCCGAATATCCATCAGGCCAACAATTTGAATAAAGAGTTCCATCAGCATTAACAGCATTGTTAACAGCGATATATGGAATCTGAAACAAATTTCCAAAACGACTCTCATCTCCAAGCGACATAAACATCCGAACATTAATTGCACTTTCCTGTATAATCTCATCTATTGGTGATCCGTAAAATACGAACATCCCTAGATCAGTTAAGGGGGAATTTGCAAGTTCATTTTCGGAGGCTGATCCCATCCAATTAAGAATAGAACCAAATTTCGAAGAGAAAGGAATTTCAAATTCTGCTGTTTTAGAGATACCATTCACATACGTAAGAGGCAAACGTGTTAAGTTTGACACCCTAGTGTGAACAGCAACTCCATTCCATAAAGCTGGTATAGGACCAGCGGGCATGAAAATAGAGCTATTGAAATTGAGAGTTGGATTGAATGTACCTGAGGAATCTCGCACGGGCGGTTGATAAAAAACTGCGAATGAGTAATTTGGCGTAAGACCATCAACCATGATCTTAAACCTAAGAGGACCTTTAAACTGTCGATAAAGCGAAGTAAGGTGAGTCCACAAACCCAAGATGGGATATCCAGTCCCTGGAGGTATTGGTAATGTACCCAAATTTTGACCACCGAAAAATGTACGGATGGGAATGGAGCCTATATAGCCGCCAGTCCCTGCTGCAGGAATTTGATAAGAAATTACTGGCAGCGATTGATACTTACTCAAAAGATCCTTCAAACTTGGAGGAATGATTTGAGTAGTCTCAATTCTGTCTTGAGTTGATGCATTAGGAGCAACCAAAGACTCAGCTGATATATCAACCTCATTAGTGGGAGTTACCATAGGGGCAACAGCACTTTGAGGTGACGCAGTCCAAGTCTTCTGTTGAGGTCCTGGAACATCAAGCCACTCTTCAGATAACTGAATTGGTTGGACAGGTACGACATTATTTGCGGTTGTTAAAGTTGAAAGTTCAAAATCATCACCTCCAGCAACAAAAACATTTAAAGTAATTGAAAGCGGAGTATTGTTGGGGGCAACTAAAGGATTCAAAATGGTGATATTAATATAACCAACAGAATCCTCTACACTTGGTGTGTTTGAGTTCGGAACATCTAAATAAGGTGTGGAAGCTACATACGGAACACTAAATTCCAGTTCATTAGAACCTTGATTAATCTCGTATGCTTCTCCATACTGAGAAGTTAATTGTCCTAAACTCAAAGAAGTACCAGGTGTATATGAACCAAAATTATAAGCAATGAATATTTTTCCTGTTTGAAAAGAAGTACTCACTACTTGTAACTTATATGTTAATGACCCCCGCCAAAACTGAAAAGGAAAAGAAAGATAAGATAAAAGAGGGACTTGTGAAACTCCCATATTGGTTAATTCACTAGGAATTGGATTTATAGGCCAACTCGCAATGACATCACCAATGACAGATGTTGTTGAAAAAGAAAAACTACCCAGATAACTATACTTAGCTACAAGAAATTTAAGTGACATTTCATCAATAGTGGTCGCGAACGTTTCGAAAGTGGACTCATATGTTTGTGCAGGAAACACAGTGAGTTTATCGATGTATTCGATACCTTGTGCAAAATTCATTCTCTGATTACCGAGAATAACATTTGGCAAAGATAAATTGGGATCTGTTGGTTTATCCAAACCAAAAACACCTAGAACACCATCAATAGCATCTCCAACTAAGGAAGATGGAATTAATTTTGATGCAATAGATGAAAGAATTGATTTAGATCCAGAAGATGGAGGACCATTTGGTTTTGATGTAAGAGCACTTAAAGCTGTTGTTAGCATAGCTGAAGCTTGAGGTGTTGCTGAAAAACGAGAAGAGACGTTTGAAACACGAGGAACTTTGAATTCACTATTAATAAAACGAGAAAACATACTTACAGAAGATGTATCAGAGGCTGTTGCTGCCAACTCAATTGGATTGAATACTACAAGGTAAACATATCCAAGTGAGTTACGAGTGGTAGCAATTTCCTCCGTTAAATCTAAATAAGATGAAGGAGAATTAAAAGAAATGTGCATTTTTGCACAAGTGTTTGTGTTAGCATATAAATAAACAGTTTGATTGACAGAAAGACTAGAAAAATTTGGAATAATTGTGCTATCAATAAAACGTCTCTCTGAAAGAGGAACAAAAACAGCTGCAAGCATACCTTGAGAAAGTGGGGTAGATGTTACTTGAAATTCAAGTTCAACATCACCTCGCCAATACATAAAGCGCTCAAATGGAGTACTTGATATGGATGTGCTAAGAAAATCTTGAGGAACACGAAGAGCTGCTAAAACTGTGTGTGCTGGTTGTGAAGAAAACCACTTATCTGTTCGAAGAAAGTGATTTCTACCCAACATATCCTTAAGAGACCAAGGTTCTTCCTGAATTACGTTATGTGATAAACGTGTTTCAGTAATACGCCCGTTTCTCTCGGAATATGTTGTACTAGGTCGTGAAGATAATTTCACACCACCATACATAGTTTCAGAAGATTCGCTAATAGAAGATAAATTTGAAGAAGTAGAAGAAATCATAGATATATATAAAAATAAAGATAAATCGTGCTAAAAAGAAAAATACACTAGAGGAGGTTTATAGTCCGCCTGGTCTCATAATAAAATTTTTGAATGCAGTAAAAATCATTTGGTCAACATTCCAACGCTACGTGATTAATACCGATTCCAAAGGATTAGCAATCAAATGGTATTGGTTAAAAAATAAATAAAATAAATACTAATAATAAAAGAAATTGGACATCCCATCTTTTAATTAATAAAAGTCGAAAATAAAAACAAGGTAAATGGGGTAGGATATTTCAAAATAAAACAAACATAAATAAAATAAATAAATTCTCCAAAAGCTAGCCATCATGCCAGCGCCTCAGGACAATTCTAGAAATTCGCCGTAGTCTCCAGTGGCATACAAATCAATTAAATATTGACGTGTATGCAACTGAATTCCACGTTCGTCACAAATACTCAACAAAGGAAACATCAATTCATCATAATTACGATGTAAAAATGCTTCCCGTTGAAAGTTAAGAATCTTAACATCTGTGAGTTCTGAATTTCTAAAAGCGTCTGACACGTAATTTAAAGTCCCTGTCATGGACTGCAGCTCTAAAGGAGCTACCACTTGACAAATTGATGGATGAACACTGAAAGCCCTCTTTAAAAAAGTACACTCAAATAAAGAACGCGTTTCATAAGTCCACTCACCTTTGTCAGCCGGAGTAAATGTTAATCCGAGACTGTCCGCCATGTGACTAAAAGTGCGTCCATTAAACCAAGAAGAAATTTCTGGTTTAACAGCCGTAACTTTGTCGTCACCATAGACAGCGTCGAATACATTTGCAAAATAAAGTTCAAGATTAGGAGGTACATTATATTTCTCACGATGTAAAACATGAAAACCATAAGCACCGTACATTTTGTTAATAAAAGAATTAAAGAAGGCTGTTAAAGCACACCCAGAAGGCATTGAATGAGTTGTTATAAACGCTCTATTCGCAGTTATCGTGGGTGTATTGTATAACAACACTAGACACATGTCAAATACTTTGACATAAATCTCTTCATTAATATTACAAGAAAAAATTTTATTAAAAACGCGGTAATCACTACCTACTAACACTTTCTTACGCATAACTTTGCATAAACTTTGTTGGGCTTGTGTCAACATACCACCGTCCCAAGATCCCCAATCACCATCAAAAAAGCAATTGGAAAACTTGGTCAAGCGTCTAGCAAATAAATCCCACTCACTACTGAGTGGGTTTATTCCTATCATGACACCGTTCGCTAAACGTTTCTTACTTACTTCTGATAACAAATTACCGAAAAAGAATCGATATAGGAGAGTTAAAATTAATGGTCCGCCTTTAAAAACACGAGGTTTTTGGACTTTATCATTATTTTTAAGTTCATCTTTCAGTGATTCAGCATAGTATAGATCATATTTAAATGATCCATCTGCAACTGCTTCACAAAAATCTTTAACTCCCTTTTTCAATTCAATTCCGATAGTTCCGTTATCATAATCAAGAAAATCACGTTTCTTCCCAAATAATCCGTAACCAACACTGGTATCCGGATCAATTCGATTCATTTCTGAATTTCCCAACACGATCTCACGCTCGGTTTGCAACACGAACACTTCAGGCATAACTTCATCAACATAACTTGTTGCATACTCCATTGCCTTGATGTCCGCAGCCACCACAATTTTACGACTCTTTTTCGACATTTCCTCAACCGTACCACTCCCAAAAGCTTTGAGATTAGCAGGCTGACGAACTACCGGAAAAGTTTCGTAAATTTCTGATGGCGCATACTTCGATTCCTGGTTCACTAGATGAAAAACTTTATCATCAACTCTCACAATAGAACCCGTAGTTTTGGATTTGTGAACTTGCACAGCATAATCAATATTCTCTCCAAACAAACTATAAATTTTAGTTATAGTTTTATTTGAAAACAATTTTGCACAGCCATGAGCTCCTTCTTCCGCGCTTGCGACTTCAGCTACATGGTGTCCTAATAGAACACCATCTCGCGTCATCAACAAACTACCACAAGTTCCTTGTAATTGTTTCTCATAAGTAACACTATCATCAGATCCTATAGAACCATTATAACCCGTTGTAAAGGCTTTATAACTAATTCTACAATCTAACAATGTGAGTTTCTCATTCACTTCAACTACACCACGTGTTGTCACTAACACCAAATCTGTCACATAAGTATCTTCTACAAATTTGACAGTCTTAAAATATTTAGGCAACAACAAAGGCAAGGCAAAAATAACACAATCATCCCTTTCATTCACATAAACCACTTCACACTCAATCTTATCATAATAAACACAATCTTTATCAACATAAACTGTTGCTAAAACCGTATCTCTTTCTTTAAGATTGGTTGCATGAAGTGGTCCGGTGAAATAGCGACCTGACACACAAGAGGTAAAAAGCGAATTTAATTGCTTTCCATCTTTCATGAAATCAGTTCGAACGATAACCGTATTACTCTCGACTCGACTAAGTTGTTGTATCTCAACATCATAAGTCTTCTCAAATAATCCCTCCAGAGTTTGAGGCAATGCTGAACGCACCTTGAGACGTGTTCTTTTAGCAGCTGCATAATGTAAGGTCTTACGACCTGCACTAGACACCTGCGATTCAGAAAACATCTCATAGCATTTCATCACTGCCGCAATCACAAGAGCGACCAATGAGACGACCAATGGTATTGAAATATACATTGACCCAAAAATTTTTGAAGTTATTTCTTCAAGACTCGGTAAGTGGGTGAACACTTCTTCGAAATAACTCTTTACTGATTTGAATTTTATCACAGCCTCTTCTGACAGAGATTGTGGTAAAGCTCCAAAACGTAATTCACCTTTATACGTGTTTTTATTGTTATCAATCTTCTTTTGAAGTTCAGCACAAATAAATTCAAAAATCTTTTGCATGTCAAACGCACCATTCTCAGCTGAGAATGTTGCAATGACCTGCCAAACACTTCTGTCTAAATTGTACTTCTTGATTTCAATATCACCTGTATAAACACCTTCTGTGAATTTCACTTTCTGAAAGTCAAAATTCACTAACCTTCGATGCAAAGCTCCAATATCAGTTATTCCACAATCCGCTGTTAAAGTTATGTTAATATTATTAGTAGTAGCCATAATTAACTTGGATGTGAAAAATCTAGTACCTTTCTTTTCAGCCTCAGCACACAACAATGGACATTGTGAAGTGGAAACAAAATTGATGAAATTGGAAAATTGCCAGGCTCCCTTTTGACCGATGTCATCAACTACATAAATATCTTCATTATCATATTGATCATGAAAATCTTTATCTAGTTGACTCATATGAGTATAAATACTATTGTCAGCAGAAAGCCCTTGCAAAAGCAAGTTCATCAAAGTTGTCTTACCAGCCCCTCTCGGACCATTAAAGATACACGCCACAGGTTCAACACGCAAATTGCTTCGCATGTAAACGATCTTATCAACAAGACGTTTCAATCTCTTATGGTGATCGATCATATACGTTGGTAATGATGATCGATCCTCCAAAAAGACAGAAACAAATTCTTGATAAGTCTTGTTAAATTTCAGAACTCTCTCCTGAAAATTAGCATCACCTACAAGCGACGGTTTCTTACTCACTTCATCCAAAATCTCCTTTGTCAAATAATGGTGTTTACTTAAAGAACTGAAGGGTAACGACTCCTCGATAGTTGAAAGTGCAGAGAAAATTGACTTAGTTCCTTCATTCACAGGCAAAAGTAACTTACAAATTCGGTGAGGAATTTGAGTTACGAATGCCAATAAATCAAAGATCCAAGACGCATCATCTACAAGTTTAAACTGAGTGAAAAGCGGAAACGACTTCAAAATTGACATTAAAGATTTTGGCAAAATTGATGCTAAGAACGCTGTTGCACAAAAAGTTTCTAATGCTCCTGCTTGGGGAAACGCATGAAAACTATTCTTGGGTTGACCATCTTTGACAAATAATACGATAATATCGTATACATTTTTGACAAAGACGGCCAAGCGTGTGTATAAATCTAAACTGGTTACGGCTGAATATCTACATAAAAAAGTAGAAAAACAGTCAACCATAGATGTATACACACGAAGAATGTTAATAAACGCTTCTCCATACAGAGCACTCGTTTTAGTCAAATCCTGAGCCTTATCAATTAAACGTTGATAATCAGGGATCATGTAACGTACTCCCGCTCTGATGGCTTTTGATGTTAATTCACCAGGAGTCATCAAAAAACGGGACATTGCAGGACCAGGATTTGACTCACCTCCACTAATCACAAAATCGTCATGACCACTACGCGGTCTAAGACACTCTACAGGAACAAATCCAAATTCTTGCTGCCATTCAGCAGCAGTAATTTCAGGGACTACACTCCATTCACAACTAGGAAGGGGATGTTCATAGAATACATCGTGATAATGACAAATACAATAATCGTAAAAAAGCATAAATAATCGCTTACGAGAAGCGACATTTACCTTCAAACTTACGTTTACGTAAAAGTCAGTATACAACATATCAGCATACATAAAACACATGGGGTCAATAGGAAGATTGTGAAACTCTCTAAGGACCGCATACATATTAGGTGCTGCTACTTTTCCAAAATTATCATCATCATAATCACATTGCAACGAATCGTAATCAGAAAGGTAAACTCTCTGACAACGTTCCGGGGCAACAGGAGAATAAAAATTCGAAAATTGGAGAAC